ATCTTTATATATTGTGTCTGTAATCTCTTTACATTTTCTACAGCTACTTTATTTATAGTATCAAATTCAGAACGGAAGAATCTTCCAAATGATTTTGTAGACGCACCAGCATAACGGAAGTACTCCCGCATTGAAAACTTATTACGTTCTAATGAATCTGTAAAGTTTTCTGCTGTTGTTTTTACTGTTCGTAATTCTGCAGAGAACCCCTGAATAGCATTTACGCCATTTATGAAGTTCTTCTGCAGATCACGTTGTGCTAATGCAGCTGCGTCACTACTTTTTGCTACTGAGGCATGAAATCTTGCGATCTCTCTTTGTAATGCTTTAAGCTGTGCTAATGCACCAGACGTATCTATATTTACGCCAATTTCGGCATTTACATCAGCCAATTACTTCACCTCATTTTAAATTGTATTACTCTGCTGTACCAAGAACATCAGGCATAGCATTTAATGTTGCTCCAGAAGCTGCTTCGACAATTTTGTAAACTGTTGGTAGATCTAATAGTTCTTCCAACTTTGCAATATCATCTGCAATTTCTGGCTTATATTGCTTCATTGCAATTTGAGCACATTCAACAAGAAGTGTCATTGACTTCTCATTATCTTCCGCCACTGCCGCAACTCCCTCAAACTTCTTCAAAAATGGACGAAGAAGAGAGATCTTTAGAGGACGAACCTTAATTTCTGTTCCATCAATAAGAACAAGGCTTTTTTCCTCATGAATTGTTGTTGCCATTATTTTCCCTCCAATATAGGTTATATAAATTATATCATAAAGACTATGTTAAATCCTCATAGTCTAATCCCATGCCAATACCAAAGCCATATCTTTGAGCATTTTGTCCTTGTAAAGATAATACATCATTTGAGTCTTTTGCCTTACCTCCACTAAATACCCTGGCCTTAAGGTCTTCCCATTCTTTTTGGCCACGGTCAGAGTTGCTGTCTAGGTCTACTCCTTGTATTGCTGCCAAAAACTTCTTTTCTTCATAATCTAATTCTCTTTTGCTTGACAATATTGCCATTAATTCTGGCATAGATATTGACTTTTCTAAATCATCGTAATTTTTCCATATACCCAAGGTAAAAATTTCTGATTCTAGTTTAACCAAGTCTATCTCATCCCATGAGTTTTTTGACTCATTTTTTTGTGCCTGATCTGATACGGATTCTTCTGATTCTTGGTTTATTTTTATTCCCGCAGATATTTCTAAAACTGAGTATACTGTTGGCATATCTATATTATCTTCAATATCTGCTATAGATTTTGATATTTCTGGATAATGCTGTTTCATGGCTATTCTTACGCATTCTGCTAAAATCATTAATGATTCATCATCATTTTTTGATTTACTAATTAATGCAAACGTATCCATAAATTGACGTAAATATTTTATTTTTAATGGAGATATTTCTACCTCTGTACCGTCAAATAAATAAATATGTTTAGTTGAATATATTTTAGTTGCCATGTTGTCCCCCAACTATTCTAGCACACAAAAAGCCCACCTCTTTCGAGATGGGCCCTTATGTCTAATTATTTAAAACTAGCTAGCTGGTGTCCAGGTACGATCTACGATCTTACCATATGATCCAGTTGTGTCTTCAGGAAGAAGACGGAATGAAACTTCAAACATTGAAGGTTCGTCACGCTTTGCTGATACAGTTACGTTTTCAATTGAAAGAGCACGGTATGCTGTATAAACACGTTCTACGTATGCGGAATCTTCGCAATCACCAGTTCCAGGTCCAACAGCTACGATTCCTCGTTCTACTGGACATTCTCCGATTTCACCTGCAGAAAGATTTAGAGTTCTTCCTGCTGATGAAGCTTTGCTTCCTGAAAGTTGATTGTCATTGTATGCTAGAGCCAAGAGAAGGTTCTCAAGTGTAGCTTCAGCAAAAGCGGTTGCAAGATTTACCTGCATACCTTGCTTATACAACTTAGCAACGTCAAGAACTTGGTCAACCTGTACTTCACCGAAGTCAGGCTGGAACTGAAGTTCTAGACCGTTCATGGTATAACCTACGTTTGTATAATCTGCCTCATCTGCCAAGGTTTCCTTGAATGATTCAGCGGTTACAAACGACTCCAATGTGCTTGGAGTTAGGGTTGTATCTGCTACAAAAAGTGCAGCAGCACCAACGATAATGTTGGTCGACGTACCACGAGTATATGCCATTTTTTCACCTCTACTTTCATAGAATATATTAAGTTTTGGCGGGTTTCCTCACCATAAGTATATCAGTGTTTTTATATTGTTATTTTATCATTGCCAGACAATTTTGGCTCTGGTGACCATGTATTGCTAGTAAGATCTGGCATTTGATGGTAATCAAAATCAATAATGATCTTATTACCTCCGTAGGTGCGGGCTGTTCCGAAGTCAATAATATCTCGTGTTTCTTCTAATTGGTATACCTTAAAATCATGGAAGTAAAACATGCAGTCTACCTCTGAGCCATCGTCAAGCCTTACTCTTCTATTGGCGCACCAGTTATTTATTTCTTCTGCTGTTTCATCAAGTCTATCCATCAATCTAAGAACTTCTTCTTGAACCTGGATCATTGTTCCTCTTGAATCTTCCCCAAGACCGTAAAAATAATAAAGTATTTGCTCACATTTAATATGTGGAAACTTTGTTCTGTTCATTTTAATTAATCTATCCCAAGTTCCTGCAACAGCATTGCTAATCGGTGTATTTGCATTATTTATAGTCATCCATTTTTCTGTTAAATCTTCAATATTAAATGGAGATGGTGGGAAAAACGGTGTGACATACCCAAGCTTATTTGCTAACTTAGCCTGTAAATATTTATTAATCCAGAGAACTGGTGTATTTAATGCACTATCATTTGCCATTATTTATTTACCTTCGCATTCACTATCCATGCATACCCTGTGGATATTCCAGCAGCTTTGCCTGAAGTTCTTCCTTTTTGTAAATTTTTCTTATATACTCTAGGATTATTAAAATAATTATATAAACCGCTAGTTCTTAAAAATGCTTGAGTAAAATATCTAGTAAAAAATAAATTTACAGTATTTTGAAAGCCGTTTTGTGCAGCAGCCCCACCTGGATTATCTACGCTAATTGGACCTCTAGTAAAAACAGTTTCTCCATTTTCTTCAAATGCCAAAACAGAAGATCTTTTAGGAACTATTGTAACTGGTATCCCATTTTCCATAATCTGTGCTTTATTATAAAATGGAACAGATGATCCATTTTTAATGGTAGTGGACTGTCTAAAAGAAGAATAAAATGAAAGACCAACATTGCTTACTGTATATCTAATATCAAATAGTCTTGCATCTGGGCTTCCAGTGCGGTACCACTCGTATACATGATGCAATGTTTGTGGATTAGATCTAGCATTAGAATCTATAAAAGCTTCTAATATGTGTTGTACTGAAGAGCCAAGATTATTTAAAAATATAGATTTTCCTTTTTGTACACCGCTGATAAAACCAAGCGAATAGTCAACAATATTATTTAAATCTTTTATTAGTTTTGACTGGTTTAATCTTACTGTAATCATAGGTCTGTAGCCTGATTTTCTGATCTACGGATTACCAATTTATAATAATCTATGTCGCCAAACGGACCAACTATTGGTTCGTTTGATGCTATTTCAAAAATAGTTGATTTTCCAGATCTTGGTCCAGCTGTTTCTAAATATACTGGAACATTTGAATGTGTTCTAATATTTGTAATTATTACATTGGTTATAGATTGCTTTGATTCTGATAACATAATTCTTACATCTTTTTTAGTTCTACCTAAAAGAACAACATCCATATTTATTTTTACATTTGGCTTAACTTCTTCTGCACTAGCTGTACCAGCTGGCTCAAAGTTACAAGTTATTGTTCTATCTAAAACCCACTGCTTTTTGATATTACCATAAGCACCCTGCTCAACAATAGGATAAAAAATATCTGCTTTTAGCGGATAAAGAAAATCTGGTGTTTCGCAGATATCCTTCATTATAATACCCCTGGCTTACCAATGTTTGTTATGTACTTATCTAATATTTTATCAACCAATAGATTTCCAGTACCGTCTAGCATTGACTTATCCATTTGCAAACGATATTGGTCAGTAGAGTAATTAACTACAAATCTCTTATAATAATCTAACTTTCCACACTTGATATCATTTATCAACATAATGGTTGCATCTTGAATATCAATTGGAACTACTTTATACCCTGTTTCTAGCAAGAAAATATAATCTACACCTTGAGGAAAAACTACACCTGGTTGAACAGTTAAAGTATTTCCACTATCTTCGGTGTCAAACATAAAAATAGAATCTGAAGCAGCTAAAGACATTTGAGCTGGTTTTCTTTCTGATCTATTTAGAGCATCTACTGCTGCTACTGGATCTTTTGTAATGGCAGATTTATCCTTAGTAATAAGATAATTCCAATCACCAAGAGCTGGACCATCTGCATTATCTACATCGTAAACAAGCTCAGCATTTTCGTATGCCTTTAAAACTTTATATGTTTTATTCCAAAGAGGAATATAGTCTGTTCCCTGTCCAACAGTTTCTACATAAGATGTTTCATAATAAAATCCACCAGTAATTGAATCAATTATTGCTCTAGCAAGAGACTCATAGTCTGTGTATTCTTTTATTTCAGTTGCGGTTGTTCCAAGAGATGCTGGATCAATATACGGTCTTTCTATATTTAAATTATCCTCAACTACAATATCTCCAAGATCTGGATCTGTGACGCCAGTCGTATATACAGCTTCATAAATTTCTAGCTGATATGACTCATCGTATTTAGAAAAATATGAAGGAAGCTCAAAAGCTATTTTTGATCCAGCTGAGGATTCGAGCACTTCTTCAACACGAACAATATCTCTATCAGAATCCTTTATAAGTAAAATATAATCAGTTGATGCCTCTGGGACAGAGTATGTAACTGATAGCGGATATGGTGGAAGTCTTAGTATGTTCATTTCTTCTTTTTACCGTAAAATTTAGCCACTTCGTCTGCAGTTGCAATTCTTACATCTTTGCGAACTAGCCACTTTTCGGAATCCTCCTTAGATACTATGTTATATCCTCTTTCGAGATCCCCCACACCATTCCAATGAAGATTTTTAATTGAATAAAGAGCAATCTTTTCTGATGGCTTATCCTTTTTCTTCATTGCTTCGACCTGCTCTGGTCTTGGAATAAAAGAAAATATTACTTCTAATATTTCTGCTTTTGTATTTACTCCAAATAAATCTATATTATTTTTCTTTGCATATGACTTTAATTGTGGTACTGTTTTCTTTTTTAAATCTTCTACTAATTCTACTGACATTATTATTCCTCCACTGCTATTATATCAGAATGTGAATAAGGAGGGTAGATATTTCACTACCCTCCTTTTCGGTACTACTTATTTAGTTTTTAGGAATCAGATGCTGCATCTGCGTAAGCAACTGCATCAAGCTCTTCCCATTGTAGACCAAAGCGGACGAATACTGTGTATTCAATTGTATCCTTCTTTGGCTTGTATTCACGGTTTACTGTGATATCACGCTGGAATCCCCAAACACGGTTTGCAGGGAATGTCAAGTCGACATAATCTGCTGGGTAGTAAGGTACTTCCATAACATCAACACCGAGAACACGTGTTGTACGTGCTCCACCAAGTGTCTGTCCGACTCCGTCTAGATAATTCTGACGGTTAGCCTGTGTGCTTCCTGGAGTCATTCCAGCAATTGCTTCTGCTACTGCATCAGCAAGTGTACCGTTATTTGTAACGATACCCTGGAATGCGTCTGTACCAGCATAGAACTTCAAGTTAGACTTGATAGCACGATACTTACGTGGCATTGCAAGGATAATATCCTGCATTACCGCTGGTGTCCAAGCATCATCTGAAACGGTTACGATTGCTTCGTGAGCATCTGAACCGTCTGTAACCTTG